AGTTCCCTCATCAATGTCAGTGGTTGTGATGCTGTTTTGAATAAACGCATTTACACGTGCGTTGCTGTAGTAAAAGTTGGTGTTGCCTTCAGTGAGATTATCTGTGGTTTGTGTGGTAAACCATGCATTGGCCAATGCATTTGAAAATGCTGCGTTTGCGTCAAAGCTGATAACACCTGTTGTGCTATTATACAGTATGGGCGCGACATTGCTGATGGCAGCACGTATTTCACTGTTGCTCACTGAAGCAATGGCCACACTGCTGACCACAATGTTGCTTTCAGTGCTGCTCACAGTGATATTGTCAGTGGGTATGCTGATTTCAGTCACAATCACATTGCTTTCCACATCGGTCACAGTGATATTTTGCACTGCTTCGGTGACAGTTACCACCGTTTCAGCTTCTGTTACTGTGATGTTGGAAAGACTGGCCACCATTGCTCCTTAATCAATTTGCAATGCTGTGTAAGCGGGTTGGCCACCTGTGTTCTGTTTTGGGTCACCTGGTGTAACACCTGGTTCCCATCTTTCTATAATAGCCCAACGATGCAGTTCTTTTGCACTGGGCTGTGTGTTGCTGCTGGGGCCATCCCATTGAAAGCCCACCACAGTCATCACAACGTTTTCACGTGCGTTGGGCACAATGTTGCCTGTGTAGCGGTTTTGTGGGATAGTGAATGTGACCAAACCTTGAGCAGCTTGTGTGCTGTCAATGTTGCCTGCGCCAATTGCTGTGTTGTTGTTGAAGAAGCCCAACACCACTGTTTCTGTGAAGTTAGGCAGTCCTGTTGCTCTATCGTAAGACACTTTGTCAAGTAAGATGCTGTGTTGGTCTGCGCTGAAAGAAAACGCGCTAACATCTGCACCAAAATTATACTGGAATTTTTTCTGTGTTCGGGGGAACATCTCGATGACTTTTACGTTATCCGCACCACCAAGGTATTGGCTGAAGTCCAGCACTCGTCCACTCATTGTCGTCTCCTAAAGGAACTCACCTAACCGCTGAGGCTGTTGGGCGTTACTGTATTTATGCCAAAACCAATATTGGTGCTTTCTAAAGCGTGGATTTGACTATTTTGATCATCTCAATGTTGATGTTGGTAAACTGTCTAGCCACATTGGCATTGCCCAGTGTGCTGTATCCATCAACATACAATGACACGCTAACAGGTAACATATCAATGCTGACATTGCCATTGCCCAGTGTTGCAGGGTTGATGTTAACGTGTGTTACATCCATCATAAAGGGCACATATGTGCTGCTGTTGGCCTGCGCCAGCGTGCTGTCATATACCACGTATGTGTTGGAGGTGCTGTTGGCAAACTGCACATTAGCACGCACACCAAACGCCAATTGAAACACGTTGCTGCCATCATATTCGCCCTGTGGCATGCCCATAGCACTCAATTTGTATGTGTCTGGGAAGATGCCTGTGATGTTGTAATTCTGAGAAGCCACAATCTGTGAGGGCACATTGCTGCTGTCAATGATGTTGCCAGTCAGTCCGCTTACGCTCAACTGTGCACCTGCTGCAAAAGGAGACATCTGTTGGCTGGGGATAATGTCTGATATTCTTATGGGCACATTGGCAGTTTCCACAACGTCACTGGTCACACCTGTGTTGGTGTCAAAGAATGCCACATTGAAACTGATGTTGTCGCTGCCACCCACTGAACTGAGATCTCTCAAACTTTTGCTGAACCAAAATTCAGTGTCAGGTGTGAAACTGGCAGCGCCCAAAGGAGGCTTCAGCTGTTCCACAAACACACTGCTGCTGGCACGCACATCCGCACTGATTTCAATGGTGTTAAAGGTCACGTTAGCTGGCAAAAATATGGGGAAAGCCACAATGGGGTTGGTGTTGCCCAAATTGCTGTTGCTGAGTGCAATGATGTTGTCAATTGTAAATGCATTGCTGACCAAATTGCCTGTTACGCTGTCATAAACATTGGCGTTGGCACCACTAAGTGGACTGTCTGCTACATAGATGTTGCCCACAATGGGCAGTGCCATAGCGTTTACGTCAAAGAAGCCACTGATATTGGTGTTGCCAGGGGCTGCGTCATCCGCAGCTTCTACGTTTGCATACACACTGTCGTCATATTCCAGCAATATGAATTTCACACTCAGCACACCATCGTTGCCTTCTTGTTCCATAACACGCATGACTCTAAACAGTTTTTCATCAAAGCCATACAGTTCCACTGTGAGTTTGACCACATCGCCCACATCCACCACCATGGTGGTGTGATCGCCTGTAAACTCCACAATGGTGTTAAAGCGGCTTTGCAGCAGGTCAATATTGCCCAAATTGGCCACACGCGGTCCACTGTTTACCATAAACAGTCTATAGTCCAAC